GCCCTGGCACGGGTGGACGCGGCCCGCCGGGCCGAGCATGAGGAGGTGGCGGAGGCCCTGGCGTGGGCGCTGCGCCACCTCGGGAAGGAGGAGCCCATATGCGTATCGGTGAGGCTTACACCTTTGTCCCCGCCGCCTTCGGCGCGGAAATTGGGGGCAAGGACACAAAACCCATTCCCCGGCGGGTGACCGGGCATATTGAGTACATCAACCGGGCCCACCGCTACTTCACCGTCCGGGTGGACACCGGGCGGGGAATCCTGCGGGAGAGCTTCAAATTTTAAACTGGAAGGACGATAAACGTGAAGACAATCGCCATTGTAAACCTGAAGGGCGGCGTCGGAAAGACCGTCACCGCCGTCAATGTGGCCGCCATCCTGGCCACCGAGTACGGCCAGCGGGTGCTGCTCATTGATGCAGACCCCCAGGCCAACGCCACCCAGTCTTTGCTCCCGCCGGGGGAGTACAACACCCTGGCGGGGCTGCTGACCATCCCGGACGCCTACTACGACGACCTGCTGTATCACAGCAGCATCCGGGGCCTGGACGTATTGCCGGCCGACGACGAGCTGCGCAACCTGGACGTGGATCTGCTCCAGGGGGAGCGGCCCAATCTGCGGGCCATCCGTGACCTGCGGGACGCGGTGGCGGAGGATGACGCATACGACTGCATCGTGATTGACTGCCCACCAGCGCTGTCCCCGGCCTGCGCGGCGGCCATTGCCGCCTCCACCGACGTCGTCATCCCCATCAAAGTGGATGCCTACAGCGTGCGGGGCATGAATGAGCTGACCGCCCAGATTGACCGCTTGCGGAGCATCTACCCGGACGTGCATGTGGCGGGCTGCCTGCCCACCATGTGGTACCGCTCGGACACGGTGGAGCAGGGGGAGAGGCTGCTCCGGGAGCAGGCCCCGGTCCATGTCTTTGCCAGCCACATCCGGCGCAGCCCCAAGGTGGACGAGTCCACCTGGACGGGGGAGCCGGTGGTGAGCTGGTCGCCCCGCTCTGCGGCGGCCCAGGATTACCGGGCCTTTGTGACGGAGTTCCTAGGAGAGGGGGTGGGTGAATGAGCCGGTTTGATATCACCCAGGCTTTCCAGCAGGCCGCCCGGCCCGCCGCCCCAGCAGAACGGACCATTGAGGCCATCACGGGGGATATCCTGGAGGCCCAGCGCAAGGGCGGAGAGGCCATCCTCACCATTGGGAACTGCCTGATTGAGGCGAAAAGTATGTTGCTGCACGGAGAGTGGCTGCCTTGGCTGAACTCGAAGGTTGGATATTCTGAGAAAACGGCGCAGAACTTCATGCGGCTTGCCAGAGAGTTCTCAAATCCGCAAGCGCTTGCGGATTTGGGAGCCACCAAAGCATTAGCGCTCTTGGCTTTACCGACGGAAGAACGGGAGCGGTTCCTTGAAGACCACAATGTCATTGACATGACTACTCGCCAGTTGGAGCAGGCCATCAAGGAACGGGACGAGGCGCAGAAGGCCGCCGAGCAGGCTAAGGCTGACGCGGCAGTCGCTGAACAGGCTCGGTCCAAAATGGAACAGGATATGGTCGCAGCGAATGGATACTTGGAAGCGGCCAGGGAGGAGGCGGATTTAGCTAGCAGCCGGGCGCGAGCGCTGGAGGAAAAGTTGCGTATGCTCCAGGAAAAGCCGGTGGATGTGGCCGTGGAGACCGTTGTGGATCAAGACGCCATTGCTAAGGCCCAGAAGGAGGCCAGAGCCCAGGCGGTAGCCGAGATGCAGGCTGAGCTGGACAGGGCCAAGGAGGCCAGGGACAAGGCTGATGATAAGCGTAGGCAGGCGGAGGCCTCGGTGGAGACCCTGAAACGGTCTTTGGAGGAGCGGGCCAAGACCGAAAAGAAGGCCGTCCTGGGGGCGGACAAGGATCTGGCTCAGTTTGAACTGCTTTTCCAGCAGGCTCAGGAGACGGCAAACAAGATGCACGGCATCCTGCTGAAGGTTCGGAGCCGGGACGAGGACGCCGCCGGGCGGCTGGTCAAGGCCCTCCAGGCCCTGGCTGAAGCGGTGGGGAGGTGCGCGGAATGAGTCTGGAAGCGATCCGTATGCTGCGGGAGCAGCAGAGCCAAGTAAAGGAGGGGTCCCCCCAGTGGATGGTGGCCGAGCAGTTGATGGATATTTGCCGGGCGGAACCGGAGAGCGCCGAGCTCATCGCTCAGGATTTGGGTGTGGAGGCCATGTCCATTACAGAAGCAGAGAAAAAACTGAAGGCTTATGCCGACAGTCACAAAACTGGCAACTTCTCCTGTATTACTCCGGCAGAGGCTGACCGCATCCTGCGGGAGTTCTACGGACTCCCCTTCCCCTCTGGTTCTACAGAGTGGGGAGGGGGACTGGGCCTGGACTTGGCAGACTTCTGGGGGTGAACTATGAAGGACGTGAGGAAACTGGTGCCCCGCACCCCGCCGGAGGGCCTGCTGGAGTGGGCGGCTGGGGCGAAGGAAGAGTTGGACGAGGACGTGCTGCTGATCGAAACCGAGTGGGCCGAGGATTTCCGCCTGGAGGTCATACTGGACGAGTGGGCCCAGAGAAAGAAGGTGCGGGCCATTCGGGCCACCTGCTCAGCCTGTACGGAGAGCGGCCTGCTGTGGCGGAGTCGGGACGGTCGTGGGGATTGGGGCTTTTTGCACCCGGACTCCTGGACGGAAGGAGAGGGCGGGGCCGTGTGCGTGGACGGGGATAGGACTACCTGTCCCTTCTGCGGGGCAAAGGTGACTGTCAGAAAGAAGGCCGACGCGAAACGCAAGGGTCACCTTGTGGCGGGAGAAGCGCGCTGTATGAGCGCCGCAGTGGTGGGGCGGGACCGGCTGCTGGTCCTCACCGGCTGGGTCATACAGCGGAGGATTACTGCGGCGGCAGGGCGGGAGCTGACAGCGATTCCGGCCGAAGCCTATGTATTCAGCGCGGAGGATTGTGCCCAACTGATGGGCTGGACGAACGCTTACAGCGGCACGGCGGGATACTTCGTCCAGTACAGCCGGTCGTGGAGGCAGCCGGAGAACTGGCGTGAACGGTGGGGAGAGGAGGAGAATATCTATGGCCTGACTCCGGAGCTGGTCGCTTCAAGCTGCCTGCCACATTGTAAGCTGGTGGAGTATATGGCGAACCGAATACCGATGGGGTGGAGGTATCCCGTGGCATATCTCCGTTTATATCAGAGACACCGGAACGTAGAGAGTATCCTTCTCCACGGCCTTCCCCAGGTGCTGGACGAACTGATCACAGAACAGACCGACGGGGCAGACTGGAATGAGAAGAACAGAAAGGCGGAGCTGGAGCTGCCGGAAATCCGATGGGAGGAAACCCGGCCGGCGCAGATGCTCGGCCTGAACCGGGACGAGCTGGCCATGGCCAGAAAACGGGGATGGGGCGTGCTGTTCTGGCGGCTGTTCACTCGGGCCAAGGCTGCCGGGGAGAGACTCACCGACGCGGATATCACACATGCTTTTTACTTGGGGGACGAGGACATTCTGGAGCTGGTGGGCCGGGGACCAGTGGGCAAGAGCCTGCGGTATCTGCTCCGCCAGATCGAGCAGGTGGGGGTGGAGCCGGAGGACGAAGACCCTCAGCCGGAGGGAATAATCGACGTATCAATCCTGCTGGACTACTGGCGTATGGCCGAGCTGACAGGTCGGGATCTGGCAGACCCGGATGTGCGCTGGCCGGAGGATCTGCTGGAAGCCCACGACCGCATGTCCGATGCCGTCACGCAGTTTGAGGCCAGGGAGCTGGCTTCCAAGTTCCGTATCCGGCGGAAGCAGTTGGCCCGGTATGCCTTCCAGTGGAGGGGATTGCTGATCCGGCCGGCGGCCAGCCAGAAGGAGTTGGTGGAGGAGGGGGACGCCCTGCACCACTGTGTAGGCACCTATGCCAAGGATCACGCCAACGGCAAGACGGCCATCTTCTTCGTCCGCCGGGTAAAAGAATCCGGGAACTCCTACTTCACTCTGGAGTTGGACGAGGGAAAGCTGACTGTACGCCAGAACCGGGGGCGACGCAACTGCGCCCGTACGAAAGAGGTGGAAGCGTTTGAGGCTATCTGGTTGGCCTGGCTTCGCACCGGCGCCCCCAGGGATGCCAGAGGCCGACCTCTGTTGCCGGAGGAATTAAAGTACAAAGCGGGGACTGCGGCATGAAAAAGACCAGTCTCAAAGAACTGCGGAGTTTCTCAAAAGCGGAGCTAATCCGATATGTGCAGTATGTGGAAGGAGAACCACTGCGGGCACATCACACCGCTGCGCGCACATATATCTACGAGCTGCGTCTGGAGAGGGTCAACAAACGGTATGATGCAGCAATCAAGGAACTAAATGCCTTGACCCAGGGCCCCAAGACCTTGCAGGAGTTTGGGGAGTGGATAAAAGTCCATGAAACAGTCTCCCGTTGCATAGCCGAGTTGGAACGGTTGGAAAAACTGCTTTATGGGTAGCAGTGAGGCTCCGGCCCTCTGCCGGGTGGGGATTACCCGCTTCACCCCTCTTCTTGCTTTGCGGGTGTCCGGCCTGAGCCGGGCGCCCGGCAGAGGGCCGGAGACAGCTTCAGTGGGGTGTAAGGATGGACAAGGACAAGTGTTATGGATGCCGCTGCCAACAATGCCGGTGGCGTGGGGCCGGGAGTCTATGCCATTATAACGAGCACGGGGAGCATACCAGCCGGTGCTCATGGTGTAATAGAGCGATACACAGGTCGGAGCTGGCCCAGTGGAAAACAGCGAGTTTCGCGTGTAAAGGATTTGAGAGGAGGAGTGAGGATGGACAGGAAGATGGATAAGTACATCAAGCTCGAGGATGCAATCGACCTGTTTTGGACTGTGGACCCGGAAAACAACGGGGATGACGGATGTACAGTTGTCCTAAAATGCGGGAGTTATGACAGCAACGAAATCGAAACCCTGCTATCCGAACTCCCCACTATAGAGATTGCCCCGCCGAACGAGCCGCTGACTCAAGCGGAGCTTAACGAGATGTATCTCAACGAGGTTTGGCTGGAATACCCGGACGGGAGCGGAGAAACGGCGATTGTGGTTTTGGGGACGATATATAGCGTGAACGCCCTTGAGGGTGCTGGCCTCGACCTGGCAGACTATATCAAGGGCGAAACACTGGATTGCCCTACTGGGGCGTACAAGGTATACCGCCGCCCGCCGGAGGGGTAGCTAAAAAGCCGCCCCCGAAGGGGCGGCAGGATGGTTATGTTTTAGATTTTCGTTTGGCATAGGCAGCTCGTTCTTTTGCCCGAACCAGCTCTGGATTCTCCGCGCGTTCTTTTCGGCGCTTTTCATTCCTGGCTGGATAGTAAGTTTCCTTGTTGGCTTGGTTCCAGGCCCGTGAGGCTGGGCGATCCACCTTACGGACGGCCTCATAGGCGCAGTCGGGGCAATACTTTTGCCTGCCTGACTTTACCACATACTCTTTCCCGCAGACCGTGCACTTGTCGATACCTCCGAGAGGGCGGGCGGCCTTTCGGCCCTTTTTCCGCTTCCTCGCATCTGCCTCTCTACTCCGAACCAGACGGCAGGCCGGACAATACCATGCGCGTGGGCCGCCATCAAAGACAGCGCCGCACTGGCGGCAGATACGGGGCTTTACAACAACAGCCATCAGAGCAGTCGCCTCAACTCCACGCCAAGCGCGTCAGCGATTGCTAACAGATTCTTGGCGGTGAGGTTTCCAGCATCGGACTCCCCAAGCTCGACACGTTGGATCTGTCTGATGTTGACGCCGGACTTTTGGGCTAACTCAGTTTGCGATAAACCTTGACGGAGCCGCTCACGGCGGAGCGGGGGGAGGGCCTGGACAGCTTCCCGTACAGTTTCGGCGATGCGCGACTCTGACATGTGCTCCGCAGTAAGGCCGACGCCAATTATGGACTTTGACGCAAAAGAGGTGTAATTGTTGCCGTCTGCATGCTCTCGGACGAGCACCTGCCCATCCGAGAGGTCGTAGTGAATGGAATAGTACATACCACAGTTTGCGGGTAGGGATGAGGTTGCATCGCTGGCATCTTTTAGGCCAATCATCTTGATATCGTCCATTTCAGGGCCTCCTTACAGGATGCTGGTATTGACAGAGATAGGGGATGCATCCGGATTGGCCTTATTCCATTCAATCATAAGGGCCTGGGCGGATAGCGTTTCGCCGGGGAGATAAGAGACCGTACCAGAGATAATACCGATCGTGTTAAGCGTGCTCAGCATGGCCTCACGGGAGACCTGGGAGAGCCAACGGGTGAGGATCTCCTTACAGATGGTGGTGTATGCCTCCTGAGAGGCGGCCTCCAGAGGCTGCTTACCCAGCATAGCATACATGCCGCCCTCGTAACTGCCGTTGTCCAGCAGAGCCTGATATTTGTTGATAATCTCGGTGGGGTGTCCGCCCAGGCTGTCTAACATAACCCAGTAATTGGTGCCGTGCTCCTGGTCTAGCTTTTCCATGATAGTGCTCATAATGATCTCCTTTCGTTATGCGGCGACAAACTCGCCAGTCAGATTGTTGACATAGCCGATCTTGTTGGTGCGTTTGAGGTGCCAAGCATTGGTATAGACAGCGACCTCGATATAGGTGCGGTTGTGGCCGCCCTTGGCCCAGTCGTTGACGCGGATCTTGGTGTTCCAGCCAATATCCTCGGCGACGGCCTCGGCGGTCTTGATGACCTTAGCGAGCGCCCAGGCGGCCTTGAGAGCGGTGGACATGGACACGTTAGTGGTCTTGCGGATGCTCCAGGCATTAACCATAATCTCGTGCTTGTTATACATCGCTCATTACCTCCTGGGGTTGTCCCCTCTTGATGGTTTTATTATACGCTAATATTAGCGTAATGTCAACAGGAAAATGCTAATATTAGCGTAAAATTTTTGAGGAAGGAATGCAGACATGAAAAACAGCGAATTGGTGCCGGTGATGCTGGTACGGGTGCCGGACATGCCGGCGGAAACGAGGGCCAGACTAAAGGCTGAGATTGAGTTATCCATCTATGACGGTGTGCTTCTGCTGGACGAGTCTCTGCCCTATGAGGTGGTCGAGCTGCCTCTGCCGCGGGACTCCCCAGTAGAGCTCCTGGAGCCGGAATCCGGGCCACCCAAGGAGCCCCACGGCCGGAACGCAGCGGAGAAGCGGGAGATCCTGGAGCGGCTCCGGAGATACCGACAGAAGCACGGGTTGGGCTGCTTTGAGCCGCTGGCCGAGGCTTGCGGCAAAGGGATTACACCGGATCTGCTCCGCCGCCTCTACAGCGTGGATGAGGTGGTGCCCATCCAGGTGTGGCGTCAGGTCGGCGCCGGCCTGGGCAAGCTGGGTGTGTCCAAGTTGGACACAAATGGGGGATAAGCATGGGAGACTGCGTCCGTATCGAGGAGTACCGGCGCACCTGTGCTAATTGCTACTGGCATGATGACGCCATGTGGGCGTGCAAGCGCCCGGGAGGCTGGTGGTGGGATAATCGGTATCATCGCTGCGTCGCCTTCCGGTGGCGGAACAGCCCGCCGGGGAGAAGGAAAGGAGAAACTCAACATGAAAAATAAGGACCTGCGGAGATTGCGCTGTCTGGTGAAGGCGCAGACCTTGTGGCACCTGGAGCGGCTGGCCTATCTGGACGGGTGCGGCGACGTGGGCCGCATGGTAGACAAGTTGACCCGGGACAAGGTGCTGGCCCTCCGCCAGTCTGCCGTCGGGCCATGGGCGGGCCGCTACGTGGCCCGGGCCAAGCGGGTGGACTGATGGCCGAGGGGCCGTGGTATTGCACATGCCAGAGGGCGGGGCCCCTGGTCAAAGAGTGCCGGGCGATTCGTCCCCGGCTGGG